GCTTACGTGGTTCAAGGTACTCAGCACGTGGTGTAGTGAGAGGCTTAGGTGGTGCAGGAAGACGATCTGGCTTAAGCATACGACTAGCTTCTGCTGCAATATCAGCACCAAACTTATCGTTAGCAATCTTACGCAGAGCAGCCCCTGTATCAGCCTTAGCACTCAACAGTGATTCAGCAAGGATAGCTTGGTTCCTACCAAGAGCAGCAAACTCAGCTTGTTCAGCCTTATCTGCACTTCTACCTTGTTGCCCTTTAACAGCAGCAACACCTTCAGACTGGAGTGCCTTAATAACAATATCTTGGTTCTGGAATGCCATCTCTTTCATCGCATCCTCTAACTTACGATACTCAGCTTCATTGGCAGCAGCTTGTGCCATCTGGTTGAAGGTAAGCTGTTGACCGTAGATCTGTTCAGACTTAGCATATTGCTTCATCTGAGATGCATACTCAGCAGCTTGGATCTTTAACTTAAAGTCCCAATCCTGAAGGTTAGTAGCATCCTTATAAGCACCAAGTGTTTCCTCATTCTTTTGATTGAGACGCCACTGCTTATTACTATGTCTATAGTCAGACTTGATACGACGTTTGTCGTACCTCCATGACTGCATATCGTATTTGTACTGTCTTTCTATAGCAGCATTCTGTGCATCAGCTTCAGCTTGGCCACCAAAGCCACTAATGATAGAGCCAATACCAGCAATGCCTAAACTAATTAGATCCATTACTAACTCCTCCTATAGAAGCCAGGTGAGTATTGTCCTTCCCACTGCATAGACACAAGACTAACAGGGAACGGAGTATTTGAAGTTACTTTCATTGTATAGTTATCTGGTCTCTGATAGATAGGAACTTTATAAACATAAGCATCACGGAATGGTGAGGTGTTAGCTGGATAGAAATCAGCAATCTGTGCACCACCAATACTAGACCACTCAGGCCTACTACGATCCCTAATACTGAAATAGACATCACCACCAAGTCCTGTATAGAATGCCATACGAGATGTGGTAGTAACAGCAGTGAAGTCAACACCTTGCTGACCCATAGAGTAGTAGTACCTAGGAAGTGTAATCTCCATGTTATACTCATAACCAACATAGATGTAGTTACCAGTCACATCACCAGGGATGGTAAAGTAAGTACCACCACCATCAGATGCTAATACTGCTACATTGGTATAACCAGATTGTGTACCAGGGCTACCTGCTTTCAGTAGACCTACCACAAACCTAATGGTCTTAGTAGTGTTAAAATATGTAGGTAGATAAACTTTAGTTAGTGATGTAGTGTTACTGTAGCTAGGTGCTGTAGGTGGTGTAGGGGATACCATAGCAGCATCAGTTACTTCACACCATGAGTCAAGATAAGGATCAACAGTATTACCAAGGCTATTGAGAAGACCACCAGTACTAGGTGCAAGTACTAGCTTATGTTGAGTTACTGTATAACCCTCAGTGCCACTAGTAAGTACATAAAGAACATCACTTTGAACAGCTGTATGGATAACATTAGATGGCAGTAGCCACTTCACCCATGCAGCCATAGGACGTTCGTCTCCTTGCTCGAAGAACTTGTATAGGTACAAAGTATTAGAAGCCCTAGCAGAAGCTGCCCACAGGCCATTCTGGGCACTTCCTACGGAGTCTGTGATGCTTTGTGGCATCCACTCAGGAACGATCTTAGTAGTCTCAGTAACAGTAGGTGTCTCCCTTTGACCTCTAGTGAAGATCTCAAATACCCTAGACCAGCTCTGGTTACGGCTAGCATATAGCACAGTAGAGCCAAGGTCAATAGGTTTTAGATACCTATCACATTCGTAGTTAGCAATAGTACTGATAGTGCAGTTAGCTGGTGTCCATGCACCATTCTCTGCCTCCATCAAGAACTGCTGGCTATCACTAAACAACAGTAGACCCTGTGTAATAGGTACCACTGAGCGGATAGTAGCTGGTTTAATGCTAGCACAGCTAAGGTCAATAGGATCGGAAGCAGTTAATGTAGTAGCTGATTTATGATAGAAGTTATAGTAGTCTCCAGCTTGGGACATAGAGACATTATCCTCAGTCAGGAATCCAAGCCTATTGTTAAATAGGAAAATATCCTGGATAGTATTATCAACAAAGGTAGGGTGTGCGTTAGAGTCATTGTCTCCAACCAACCTAGGCTCCCATAGTAGAGGAAGGCTGTTAATGGTCTCTGAGCCGTCCAGGAAGGTGGCTCTAAAGGTAAGAGGACTAAGACTAGTGCGGATCAATGCAACAGGCATTGTAGCCTCATTTAGGCCAGTGCTGACGTTAGGTGCAATAGTCTCTTCCCAGTAACCCTTACCACTTACACCATCATCAGCAATGAACTTCAAGTAGAAGTCATCTTGACCAGCTGAGGTGTTATTGATTTTAACAACTTGGTTATGCTTAGCCTGTTCAGGTAGACGTGCAAAGGTATCAACTGAATCCTGGAAGGCTCGGATGTACTTACCATCAGGACCACCAAAGGCAGACACATTAGTATCAGAACTAAAGGTAAGGTAGATGGTATTATCGATGATAGTCTTGGTAGCAAAGCCACTGGTGATAGCAGCAGAGATACCAGCCATAACTGTACTGATGATTAGGTTACCAGAACCAGAACTAGGTGATGTATAAGTAAACGTAGATGCACCAATGGTTACTGAATAAGTATTAGCGTGATCAACAGTAGTAACAATAAGTGTTGCTTGACGCTTAGCATTCCAGCTAGGAGCTGCTTTAGCAGTTACTATTTTCTCACTATTGACAATATAAGTGAAGTCATTAATAGTAAGGGTCTTAATGCTACGGTAATCTGTAGCAGTCAGATAGCTTTCAATAGATGCTTGCTTACCAGCTGGGTAAGTGACAGTAGCAGCAAGACCAGTTAGGATATTCCATACCTTAGTTACACCAGCAGAAGATACAGTAGCAATGTACTTCTCCTGGTTATCACGGAACATACTGAACCATGCTGTATTATCAGAGGTACTAGCAGTAAGACTAGCCAACTTACCAAGGAACTTACCACCTGGACGCTTTAGCATACCAAGAGTAATATCCGGGTAGCAGTTAAGGGCATCCTTGACTTGACCCAACAGCATCTTCTCATCAGCTTGTTGGGAAACACCACCAATGAAGTTAGGTATACGTTGAGATACTGAAGTCATCGTGCAAGAGCCTTGAATGGTTTATAGCTACTATAGAATCCATCACCTTGCTTGAAGCCAAACATGGTGTAGTCACCCTCATTGCACTCATACTCAAGACAGTTGGACCTACGCCATGTCTCAAATGATGCTAGGGCTTGGGTAAGATTGACATCACCAACAAGACGAATAGCACAACGTGTAGCAGCTCGTGATGTGATGTAATCTTTAAATACTTGGGGGAGATCAATGAAATCATAATACCAGACCACATCTACATCGTAGGTCTTAGTGGTATCCCATACATCAGTATGTCCGATCTTATCATATAACCTACTATTCCTAATAACGGTATCGTAGTTGCTATTAGCTACGTTATCGCTAAGATCAATTTGCAGCATACTACCAGTCAGTGATAGATAGCCATTAGTATCAGGAGTAAGTGGATACTCAACCTCTCGGTTAAATGTCCATCCCTCTGCCTGTACCTCCCGAGAGACTTGCATTAAGGTCTCATAAGCAATTGCAACTTCCGGGTTGATTACAGCTTCGACAGTAGACCCATCTTCATACGTGATGGTCTGTGCCTCGATGGTGGTAACAGGCGCCTGACCAATAGACGCCAGAATTTCATTAACAGCTTGTAGCTCAGCCTGAGCGTTATTGGTATACGGCATAACAATGACGTTATAAAGAAATTAAAAAAAAGGGACCCTCGAAAGGATCCCCATTAGAACTAATTAAGCAGCAGTACGGCTAGCGTCAAGTGCCGGAGAATCCGACTCAACACCAGAGTAAGAAGTACGAAGACACTGGGTCTCCGAGAACACGCCAGAGGCGGTAGCACCACCGTGAGTGCGGGATACCGAGCGACGAACAGCATGGTTGTCAGAGACAGCCAGGTTGCCGTTATCAGCATAGGTAGAAGCGTATGCGCCAGTTACGGTGCGGGTAGCGAAATTAACGTTACCAGCCACACCATTACCACCAGCAGCAGTAGAAAGATTAGCCATTAGATAGTACCTCAGTTGGTATAAGAAACAGTGTCAACACGGAAGGTTGCACTAGTGGTGCCAGCAACCGACAGCACATCACCAACGCGATAGCCATCACCACCAGCGGCTACAGTCTGACCAGTTACTACACCATCAGCGACAGTAGTAGTAAGGGTACAGCCGCTGCCGTTGATGTTGTCATCAGTGGTAGCCTTAGTACCAGCCACTTGGCCAGTACCACCACCAAGGCGGGTTACGGTAACAACCGTACCACCTTCACGACCAGGCTCAATAGGAGGACGCATGTAAGCAGTTTCACTGGTAGTGACACCTACACCGTCAACAAGTGCGAATCCCATTAGCTGTCTCCTTTATCAGGAGCGAGCCGACTGCAGCTCAATAGCAGCAGCGGGGTTCAGGGTACCGCAGCCCATGGCCAGACGACCCACGATCAGGTCACCTTGATACATCACGGAGACATCACCAGAGGTGGTCTGCACAGAAGGAGCGATAGCTTCCACAACACCAGCGGCATCCTTGTAGTAGATCAGACCACAGTGGGTGCTGAAGTTACCGGAGTAATCGTTGTTCTCACCGTTAACGGAAGACACGTTACCAGCCAGGAAGGGCAGGTTGTTGGAACGCTTGATGGAGATACCGGCGATCTCATAGAGACCCTCACCGCTGTTCAAGTTACCCTGGCTGTTGCCATAGTCACGGTTAAGGATGTTGCTGTCGACTTGGCTCACCAGAGCATAGTACTGGCGAGGGCTGAGAACAGCAGTACGACCTTGCTTAGGCAGGTTCTTCTCATCGAGAATAGAAGCAGCCTCGAAGAAGGCATCCACCAGTGCCTGAGCATCATACTCTTTGTTAGCACCGAGTTGGATCACAGAACCGCCGGGCTCAGGACCAGGAGCGGCAGTGATGGGGTGAGCTTCACGAGCAGCCTTAGCGATCTGACGGAAGATCTTCTTGTCATACGCCTCAGCAAGGGCATAACCGATCTTCTTAGCGATCTCAGAACGCAGGCTGTAGTGAGCCAGGGTCTCATCCAGGTCATAGACGAATGCCGAGCTGATCAGCAGGTCGTCACAGACGATGGTCTTCTCTGCCACCGGAGGATCACCACTGCCCAGGATCGGAGTAC